ATGAAGAATAATCTATTGGCTTCTCTAAAGTCTGGGTTCCCAACGTCAATCTTAGACCACTGCAAGTACATATAGTGAGTGCCAGTAATGTAAGTAGGCACACCCTTATTATAAAACCAAAAACCTTGTTCTCTTTTAACAAATTCATTTTCGATATAATCTATGTATTTATTTTTAAAATCCTCTGGATAGTCTCTCCAGTCAAATATCGTTTTAATCCTATTTAACTCTTTTGGGTATGGAGTAACTTCCCACTTATTTTTATCAAATCTATGTATTTTTTTTGGTTGTTTTGGTAAAGCTATTCTTAGGTTTTGTATTTGGTATATATCACCAATCAAACCTGTTTTAGAAATAACAACGACATCATGTTCTTTGTTATACCCATATTTCCATTTTTTAGATTTGTTTAGTTTTTTAATAACATCAAAATCTATTGGGGTTACTTTAGCATATAAACTTTGTTCGTACATTACTTTGATCTTCTTTCTGCAAAACCAGAAAACGCTTTTTTCTTTTCTTCTTTTGGCTTGCCGTCTATCATAGCTTTTTCTTCTTCAATACGATTGAGTATTTCAAAAGCATCAAATATTGCAAGTTTTTTTGTTGCAGCTGCGTTCTTTAATCTGTCTGCTGCTAATTCATCATCAGGGTCTGGTTTTATTATTTCTTCTTCAGCTACTTTAATAAGCTCCTTTACAGCCTCATGACCAGCCTTTATAATTCTTTCTTTTATTTCATTTACGCTTTTCATTCTCTAATTCTTTTTGTAAGTTGGCTAAGGCGCGCCATGCAACCTTTGCAGAGTGGCGCTGTCCATCATCATCTATCTTTCCAGCGTCTATCAAATGCCTAGCCAATGCATCTAATTCATCTGTTGATTTTTTTCTATCCCAATGTAAAGGTTTATCTGGATGATGTTGTTGATTACCTGCTAAAGATACTCTTGCAACCTCCATTATTGCATCAGGAAAATACTTTAAAACACCTGTATATACTGGTGTGTCTTTTCTTTGTTTTGCTTTCATAAAGTTAATTTAAAATTGTACATATATCTCTTGTCATCATTCTGTATAGTTTTTCATTATTAATTTCAAACTCATACTCACTGTCTTTTCTAAAATTAACTTTACTCCCTTCTTCTACTCCAAGCTCCTTTAGTTTTTTGTTTGAATATACAACTACACCTGTATTTTCCTCTAAACCTTCTTGATGTAAATATTTATTTTCTAATTCCGTGGGTTTTACAAAACAGTAATCATCTACTGAATGCCACTTATTCCCGTCATGATATAAATAAAATTGATATGGATCTATTATGTACACATCCCCTTTAAAATAATTAGGAGACTTCCTTGGTCTACCTTTCATGTCATAATATATTCTAAATACATTATGATGAACAACCAACGTGTCTCCTTTCTTTATTTCTCCTTTATAATATGATGGGATTTCTATAACCTCTGCAAATCTATTGACATGCATATGGTTTGATATATCGCTGTTCACAATCATTTTCTGACCAGCAAGCTCTATTTCGTTATTGTAGTGTGTTCCTTTAGCTTTTATTAAAAAATAAAAAGGAGATTTCATCAGAAGTCTATATTAAACTCTATAGACGCGGGCATATTTTTATTAAACTCTTTCCATTGTTTCACTTCATCGCCTCTTTGAATATATATAACATAAGACTCTTTTTTCTTATCATATTCAATTAGATGAATTACATAAGTAGAATTCAATACACTTTGTCCAACGATGTAGTGCATCGAGCTACCTTTATAGTCCGCTCCTATGGAAATTTTACGAATTAACATTTTCCTCTGGTTTTTCTGGCAGAGGAGTTATAATACCAGTTTCTAAACTTAAATTACCCTTACCGTATTTTTCTTCCAGGGCTGTCATTTTTGTTTTTAGCGTTTCTGCTAATTTATGTAACTCACTTACAAGAGCAAGCTTGTGAGCTTCCATTGCCCCAATCTCTAACTGTAAACCTTGTTGTGAACCTCTGATACTTTTGAGCTCTTTTAAAGCTTCGTCGTCAATTTTTATTTCACTACTGACCGCAATGTCTTCCATTGTCTTTTCTTTGTTATCTGCCATTTTATTAAAATTAAATTAAAAATATTTTATTCTTCTGATTCTTCCTCAGTTTTTGCTGGATCTGGTTGTGCTGGTGCCCAAGGCATCTCAGCTTCTACGTTTTTAGGTGTAACTTGTTCAGATATTTTTTCTGCAATCACATCGTCCATGTGTTCAGTAGGGTGATTTGCTTTTGCCCACTCAATCACATCTGCCTCTTTTAAATCTTTGAGATCTGTAAAGTTATCTTTATCAGGAGAGCCTACTGGGCATGCTCCATAAAAAGTTGCACTGTTTTTATCTTCTGTGTCGTCAGTTCCAGTATATTCAAAGTTAATATGAGTAACCACATCCGACAATCCGTCTAGCGAAGGTGCTTTTTTTAAAGCCGTGATTTTCCATTCGTATGTTATAGCCATAATTATAATTGTTAAGTTAAACTAATTTGTCAAAGTTACTAAAAATTTCTTTATATTAAACTGAGATACTCTTAAATAATATAGGAATTATTATTTTACCTTCTTCTTCTAAATGATTTTTGTAGTTGTTTTCTAAATCAGATACTATTTCATCTGTAATATCTTCATGTCCCCACCATAAATCTATTAATATAAGGTCATATTTTTTATCAGGTGTATAGCTGTATGCATCATCTTTTATTACATTTATAGAATCATCTATAAAATCTATATAATCAATTAATTCTTGATTATTTTCTACTACATCTACTACACTACATTCTTTTTCTACTTTTAAAGTTTCTGGTACTAACCCTAAACCTAAACCTAATACTAAAACTTTATCATAAGTAAAATCTTTATATAGATTTTTTATTTTTTCACAATTAGTACAATCTCCTAATATTATAGTTGCATAGTCTTCTGTGTTACTAATAATTGATTGTTCGTTAAATTGCAACACACTAACACCATCTTCCTTTGTTATACTAAAAGAAGTGCCAGTGTGTTCTTGTATTTTGTTTTCTTGTATTTTCATATTAACATCCTAAAGGTGAGAAACTTGACACGTATCCACTACTATTTACATAGAAGTAACCAGCACTTGTAGCGCCACTAGTACTAGCAGGTGGACCAGCATACCAACCAGCATTTGTTATTACATTTAAATTATTATCATATATTCTTGTTCCATTACCAAACGTTCCTGTAAATCTAATAATAGTACTCATTGTTTGGAAACATGCAAAGAAACTTTTTTGATAAGTTCCTGCAACATATCTAGTTACATATGATGTACTAGTAGGTTGAGATATAGTATTTCCATAAGCAGTTCCAACACTATTTGTAGCAAATGCCCTGTAATAATATGTTGTTGCTGAGGATAATCCTGTGACAGCTCTACTATAACTACCTATTGTATTAAATGTTGATGGATGTTGAGATACTTTTGTAACATTAAACTCACCTATTGTAGGTGTACTATCACTACTTGAATATACAAATCCTTTGTCTGTTACAGTAGCTCCACCTGTACTACTCAAACTACCATTCATTGTCATACCACTTGAGCTTACACTTGAAGCTAAATTACTAACAATACCTGGAGCTGTAGCGCTTATTGTGGTAACAGTCTCAATATCACCATATGCTGTTAAACCACCACCATCACTAGTAGTAGCGTACGCTCTATAATAATGTGTTGTGCCACTACCAACACCTGTTACATTGCTACTAAAAGAAGCTGTTCCAGTTCCTAAAGAACCTGTGTCTGTAACACCACTAACACCTTTTCTTAAATTTACATTAGTTGTTGCTCTTACAAAACCTTTAGCTGTAACATTTGTACTATCATTAGCTACATCACCATTCATTGTAAAACTAGCATTTGTTAGATTTGTTTCAGCATTAGTAGTAACACTAGGAAATAAACTTTCTATATCATTACATATGG